AGATATTCGACAAGTGTATCTTAAACGCCACGTCACACATCAAAGGAACCCACCTCGTAGAGTGTGGTATTGCGGGAACACAGACAATCGTCGAAGCAGGGGATTTCTTCACAGACCGTTGTCACTCAGCGATTGCCGGGACAGCTACACCAACATGGGACTTCGGTGGGGCATTAGCTGCGTCCAACCTTAGTTTCCGAAACTACAGCGGTGGGATCGAGATTCAGAACATGGGCGCTGGGGCGGGTTCCTACACCATGTCCCTTGAAGGCCGGGGGCAACTCATCATTAACGCGAACTGCTCTGCGACTTCTACCGTGGCGATTCGTGGACTCTTCACCGTCACCGACAATGCAAGCGGGGCGGTCACCTTATCCGACGATGCTCGGTTTACCCTCTCTGGGAACGCTGACGCTAATTGGGATGAGGCTAGGTCCGGCCACGCCACGCTGGGAACCTATGGTGACAGTTTTATAGGTCTGGTAACTGGCTCAGCCGAAGCCGGAACGCTGTCCACTACTCAGATGACTACCGACTTGTCGGAAGCAACCGACGAGCATTACAACGGGCGCACCGTGGTTTGGACAAGTGGTGTCCTGGCTGGACAAGCCAGCGACATTACCGCCTATCTAGGAGCGACTGGAAGACTAACGTACACAGCTATCACGGAAGCTCCCAGCAATGGGGACGATTTTGTGATCTACTAAATGAACATCTTTCGCAAAGCGATTCTTTGGTTTGCCTATCAGATGATTTGGCTCGCCTTGCCAGCGGTTGTAGTTGAGGGTGCTGAATTTGCAGTCTTGAAGATTGACCCAACACCACATACAGGCGACCAAAAGCATCAACTGGTTTACGTCAAACTTTTGAAGCAATTTCCAACTATTCCTAAACGAGTGCTTTCGTTGGCGGTTGAGTCCGCGATTCACAGGAAACTTTGATGGCGATTGGAAAACGAGTCAGCACCATGTCTCTTTCGGCGGTTACGATGCCGCTGCAATCATTCGTGGCAAAGACTGAGGCGGTAGTTGTGACAGTGAATGTAACCCATCAACAACTCAGGATGTGGAGAGCGGGTTTGTTGTTGTTCTTAGTTGAACCGATTCGCAAGATTGTGGAATGGGTAAACTCCTGGTGAGAAATGGCAGGACGATTTCCAAGTCGAACAAAAGCGCGAAAGATTCTCAGTGATAAAGAGATTCGAGGAAAACGACTGACCGAGAGACAGCGTGGCTTGTTTGGTCTGATTGCTTCGGGAAAGAGGCCGACAAAACTCAGAGATCGCGCCCGACGCACGGCGCTGGCGAGGAAGAAATCGTGAGCATTATCAAAACTGGAAAAGTAACCGTTTCAGAACAAGAAGTGCTAATTGAGCAGTTTCACTTTGAACATGTTGACATGAGCAAGGCCGCATGTGAATCCCTTGAATGGGCGATTGAAAGATGTGAAGAACAATTGAGAAAAGAGAGGAAACCATGAGTGATATTTTGGGTGGAATTTTGGCCGTGTGTTTCACTGCGGTTGTTTTGCTTCTTCTGCACAACTTGAGGTGCCCACAGTGCGGCGGGCATTTTGCACACATCCGTGGTTGTGTCGGAAGGATAATTCCGAGGAAACGATAATTGCTTGATCCGCGACAACTCGCAGTTCTCGATACCTGGCTGAGAGATCGGCAGCGGGCGAGGACTGACTTGTTCTGGTTGCTGACGGAAGTGCTCCAGTACCGCGACATCGAGTACAAAGTCCACTCCCCAATCATAGAGCACCTACAGAAGTTTCCCGGCGGCACCGACTATGTGAACAAGTTCAGCGGGAAGTTCCTGAAGTATGAGCCGAAGGTTGACCTCTGGCATCTGCAAGGGCCACGGAAGCGGCTGATTCTCTATCCTCGCGGGCATCTGAAGACCACCATCATCACAATCGGGCATTCAATCCAGTGGTTTATCAACTACGTTGACATTCGGATCATGATTTCTTCTGCTACCGGCGAACAGGTGAAGAAGATCATCACGGAAATGAAAGCACACCCTCAGTTCAACAACAACTTCCGGTTTCTGTTCCCTGAGTATTGCCCCGAAGCTAGAAAGGCGGGAGATTTCGGCACCCAGGAAGCGTTCACCATTCCTTGCCGAAAGCGCAAATGGCTGAAAGAGCAAACTGTTTCCACCTGTTCGGTGGGTAAGGTTATCGCCGGCGCCCACATGGAAGTCCACAAGCATTCCGACTTGGTGGATAAGGAGAACATCCGCACCCCAGACCAGATTCGTACCGTCCGTGACCACTACCGTTACATGGGGCCGCTGTTGGAACGCGGCCCGATTCCCCCGCACCACGGCTGGGAAGATATAGAGGGAACTCGCTACGATTTCTCCGATATGTACGGCACTGAAGTGATTGACAAGGAAGAGAAACTGCCAGAGGGCAAGCGGTTATGGTCCATCCTGATTGGTTCCGCTGAAAATGACAACGAGTGGGGACAGGGTTCAACGATGTGGCCGACCCGGTGGCCCTGGAGCGAGCTAGCAATAGAAAAACATAAGATGGGTGACGTGCTCTACGCCGCCCAATACCTCAACAATCCAATCCCCGACGCTGGGGGCCTAGCCACACGCGAGGAGATCAAGTTCATTCCGCGAGAGATTGTTCGCCGGATTCCTCTACGCGTTCACTGCACTATTGACCTGCACGGCATGGAACAGGGAGCAAGGAATGATTTCACCGTCTTCAACGTCACGGGGTTCGACCGGGATGCGCGGGCCTATATGCTCGACCTGCGCCACGCAAGATTCACCCCTTTTGAAGTGATTGATAATATCTTCCACATCTTTGACACGTGGAAGTGCGACTTCAAGATTGAGAAGGATGCTCACGCGCGCGTGTTGCTCCCATTTCTGACTCGCGAGATGGCGAAACGCGGTAAGTACCCCATCATCATCCCGATCCATCGGGATACGCGGGTTTCCAAGAAACAGCGGATTTGGGGTTTGCAGGCGTGGTTCAAGGGTGGAATTATTCGATTCTGCGAAGACTTGGACTGCCGGTTGGAACTGACTCAGGAAGTCCTTCGCTTCTCGCAGAGTTCCAGCTATCACGATGACATTCTGGACACAATGGCCGACCAGATGCAGAACCGAGAAGGGGGAGTGACTTCTGACCTATACCCCGACGAAGCGAAAGGTGAGAATGTGCCTGAATACACACTTTCCCGTGCTTTCAAAGGGTTTGACCCAATCACTAAGGCAGCAAGGTTTCTAGGCGACAAGGAAACACCAGCGAGTGAGTGGTTCCATCCGGGTACTGGGTTATGACGAGCCTCGATTGGATCATCGTCTTTTCAACATCCGGGTTCTTTTCGCTACGGTCATATTGTGGAATAGCTTTGCCGAAGCTGAAAGGGAATTGGAAATTTGCAATCTTTGAGTTTGTGTTCTTGCTGTGGGTTGGATTTCTAGCCCTTAGTGCATTTAACTGGCTTGTGAACTAATGCCGAACGATAACAGAGCCAACGAGCCGCTAACCGACAAAGAGAAGCAGCGCGTCCATGCGCCTACCGATAGGTGGACGGATCAGTTTGCTCTAAAGACGGCAGTACAGGATTTCAACAAAGCATCGAATCATCGGGCGCAGAACCACGATCATCGGTGGAGAAACGCCGATGAACTCTATCTAGCTTGGGTAGGGCGCAAATTCTGGCCGGGGACGCGAATTGACCGTTCCAATTTGGGAGTATTTACCTCACTTACCCAGATCGAATCTCTTTTGCCACGGATGATGTCCACGCTGTTTGCCGACGCTCCAGGGTGGTTCTTTGCCGATGCGTTGCCTGGAACCGACGCGGAAGATGCCCGCCTTGTCCGAGAGTTGATGATCGAGCAGATGCGACAGTCACGCATCCGAGAAGTCTTTAGGCGGGCGTTCAAGAGTGCCTTTCTCTATGGCAACGGAATCATTGAATTGGGAATGCTCTACCAGGAAACCGACCGGCCATTTTTCCGAGTGGATTTCATTCCCCAGACTAGAAGGGTTCGTCTGCCCTTTTTAGGTGGAATAACTGTCAATCTTCCAACCGGAGAAAAGAAACGGCGCATCACGGAAGAAACTCGCCAAGAGATAATTAACCGACCTTTCGCTAAGTCGGTTTCGCTCAAGGATTTCTACGTTGATCCCAACTGTCCTTCTCCGAGAGTGCAGGATAGTCGTTTCGCCCATAAGCGAGCGTTTATGACCGTGGACGAACTGGACAGACTGCGAGATCAGCCTGGGTTCAAGATTCCGCCGAAACTCCAACTCATTTTGATGGCAGAGAAGAAACTGACCACAGAGGGCGACCGCACAAAAGAGAGCACGGAAGACATCCGGGGAAATATCTGGAACTCGGCACAGGACACTTCCGTTGACCCAGGATCGAAGCGTATAGAAGTGTTGGGTTATTGGACAAAGGAACGGCATGTGTGGGTTCTGAATCGGGAACACACGGCTTACAACATCCCGAATCCGGTTGGAATCATTCCATTCTTTGATGTATTCTACACCGACGTTCTCGACCGTTTCTATGGTCTTGCTGTCACTGACATTGCCGAACCAGACCAGCGATTGATGCAAGGAATCATAAACGCCCGCATAGACGAATTGGCCCTTTCCATCCACCGTGGAATCATCAAGCGGCGTGGTATGAGCATTCCTGCCTACCAGCGGCGACGTTATCCCGGTCGAATCTTGGAGATAGATGGGAAGCCTGGAGAGGACATCGTACAAGAGGAAGTCCAGAACATCACCCAACAGGCATTTCTTGAAGTTGACTTGGCTGAACGTCGAGTTGCGCGTTCTACCGGCGTTACCGACTTGGCCGTTCTGGGAACTCCAGGTGGACGGTTTGGAAATGCTGCTTCTCGTACTGCCACCGGCGTAAATACCCAGGCTCAGGCTTCTGCTTCGCGGCATGGTTATCTGATTGAGAATAATGAAGATACTGTCGTAGAGCCAATGCTGGATTTGTGGCACAAGTTCAATACGCTCTTTCTTGATCCTGACCAAGTTCAAGAAATCGTAGCGACGAACAAAGACATTCTTCAGATTGAACCAGTGCGAGTCAAGAATGCCCGCGTCAGATTCGCCATGCGAGCGTCTTCCAAACTACAAGCGCGAGCGGGGCTGCTGCAAGCTCTCCCTGTTATTTTTGGGACGATTTTGAATCCGACCTTGCTAGAACTTCTAGCTCGACAGCAAGGAAAGACTGTGAACGTGGAAGAACTGCAAAACATGGTTCTGGACGCCACCAACTACCGGCCCAAGAAGGGGCTTTTCCGTGACTTGACCCAAGAGGAACAGCAACAGATGAACCAGCAGCCGCCAGAGGAACAGACTCGTATGCAGATGCAGCGGGAACGGCTCCAAGCACAGGGGACAATGCAACGGGAGAAGTTGGATGCTGACCTTGAGCAGTTAGTGACAGAGAAGATTCTGGAAGTGATTGCCCAGCAGCAAACAGCCGAGCCGACTGAGAGTGAAGCCTAGTGGCCGAGGAGCTGAGCTTTGAGCAAATGCAGGAGGAACAGCGCGAGGAGCAGCTTGCAGACCAGTACGAACAACTTGTTGCTCTACCAGGATGGACAGTCTTTCTCTCTCATGTGGACGAATGGGTTAAGACCGCGCTGGAGCGTATGGAAGCAAGCGATTCCAACGATCCGGTTATCACTCAGAATTTGAATCAGGTATGGAAACAGCGGCGGATGTTGCGAGAATTCATTCGGATTCATGTTGAGCGGACGGTAGAAGTGGTGAAGGAGAAGCGCAAGGAAGACCGCTCATTCATTCTGAAACGCCAATTGCAAGTCAGGCAGGCTTTCAAGGAACACGAACTCTAAACAAGGAGAAAAGACAGTGGCCGAAGAAACCAAAACTAAGGAACCTACCGCCGAAGAAGTCCAGAAGGCGATGGAGACAAGCGCAGGCAACGAAGAAGTAGTGTTGAGGTTGGACAGCGGCGAAACTTTCAAGGGGAAGAATTACGAAGACATTGCCAATCAACTTGCCAAGGCCAAGGGTACCGCAACAGGAACGATCCGAGATCGAGAGGGACAAGTCCGCGATCTCCAATCTCAAGTTTCCGACTTGCAACGAGCTACTGAAGCGCGACGCGAAACTACCAAGACATCCACCTCACCGCAGTTCAACCAACAGAAGTTTCTCACCGATGTCGAAACTGACGCATCCGAGGCCATTACCTCTGCCCTAGCCCACTCACTTGGGTATGAGAACACGAATGAGTTGAGACAAGATTTCAAGGGAATTCAGGAAGCTACCGAAAGCTACAAAGAGAACTACCACATAGCGGTTTTCTCTCAGCGTTGCCCGGATTATCCCGGTGGAGAAAAGCCTTCCGCTGCGCTCATGCAAGAATTGAAAAATCGCGGAGTAGATTTCACCGCCGACAATCTGGAAAACGCCTGGAACCAGATGAAGCGGTCGGGAGACTTCAAGCCCTTGGAAGTCGGTGAGCAGGCAACAACTACAACAACCCGGACTGGCGCACCCCCACCCCTGGAAGGGACTCGCGGTGCAGGCGGAGGAGGAATGAATGAAGACGAAGAAATGATGGAGAAATTCGGCAACATGACCGTCGAACAACAGGAAGCGTTTATGAAATCGCCGGAGTATGCAGCACTGGTCGAACGAACCCAGAAACAGTGACCGACATCTTCTTCTGCCCTACGCCGGAAGAGGCCATGAACGACATTCGGCTTGGCTTCTTGATGACGTGTGTTGCCCGTTGGGAGAATGAGCCGGACATCACGCTCAAGCAGATCGACCCGACCATCAAGAGTTACCAAGTGATGCGGCGGGTTCTGGCAGATGAACGGGCAACTACCAAAATCTACGTCTGCGCGGACGATGACTGTCTGCCAGAAACTCTTCCATTTGTTCGTAGGGCAGTAGAAATCATGGAGAAATACCCGCAGTACGGGATCCTGTCGCTCTGGCCGAACAACTCCACCCTGAATCCCTGGACACCGGAACCAGAAGAAGCGGCAAAGATATGTGTCGGCGGGACTGTCCACCAGGACGACTATGTGATGGAACATGTCAGTTGTGGAGGAATCAGGTTTTGCCGTCGAGGGATTCTGAAGCATTGGCCGGCGGCTCATGGAAAGACCTACGACAGCGAACATTGTGCGGGATTGAGAGCGGTTGGTTATCGAGTGGGGTATTTCCGCGAGATAAAATTTAATCACCTTGGCCGTGGCTACTCCACAGTTTGGGAACCCTCTACATGAATAAATTTGACATCGTGGTTGCGACATGCGGGCAAGCAGAACTGATCCAGAATTGTTTCGATTCTGTTCTTCAGAATTCAACCGACTGGAGAATTATCTGGATTGACAACCGCGCCAGCGAACAACAGGAAGCATTGCGGCCTGAGACATTTTCGGCCTTGGTAGATAACATGACCTACGTTCGCCCCCCAGAAAACATCGGCTACACCAAAGCCATGAATGCAGGTTTGGCCCTGTCCACCGCTCCGTTTGTTGTTCTGCTAAACGATGATACGGAAGTCCCTCCTGACTGGCTGCCGAAACTAGAAGAACCGTTCAAACACATAACGAAATTGGCAGCAGTTGGCCCACGGGACAGTTCGACTAAGCGCACCCAGGGCCGCATTCCAGCAGACCATGGCTTCCACATCGTTACTCCGCGCAAAGGAGCTTGGGGTTGGGACGTACAGATGTCCTTCTTCTGCGTCATGCTTTGCCGAGAAGCCATAGAAACCATTGGCTATCTGTCCGAAGAGATGAATCCTGGTCCCGGCTGCGATGACGACTGGTGTATGCGAGCGCACTTGGCAGGTTGGAAGTTGGCTTTCCAAACCGACCTGACCATCGAACATAAGGGCGGCGCTTCCCATATCCATGAAAAGTTCCCCGGCCTTCAAGCAAGGAATGTAGAACGGCTCAAGAAGAAATACGGAGGATAGGATGAAATTCTTGATAACCGGCGGTCAAGGATTTATAGGTTCTGCCCTGGTTAATCGGCTGGTGATGAGTGGCGCACACAGGGTTACCATTTTTGACCGGCACCAAAGAAACATAGACTTTGGACACCCGGTACTGAATGTTGATTTCTATTTGGGAGACATCCGCGACCAAAACGCGGTTGAAGATGCAATTTCCCAGCACGATGGGGTTTTCCATCTAGCTGCGTTGCTGGGAACTTCTGAGACGGTAAGGGCGCCGCGCGAGAGCATTGACACCAACATTCAAGGAGCGATCAATGTTTTCGAGGGTTGCCGCATTCACAAGAAACCCTGCGTCCAGATTGCGACCGCCAGTTTCAAGTGGAACAACACCTACGCCATCACCAAGCATTGCTCCGAGCGGTTTGCCTTCATGTACAACAAAGAGTTCGGGACGAAGATCGCCGTTGTCCAGGCCGCGAATGTCTATGGCCCCTACCAGAAAGCGCGACCAGTGCGAAAGGCTGTTCCCAGCTTTATCACTAGAGCACTGAGGGGTGATCCTATTGAAATCTTCTTCGACGGCAGCCAGATACTTGACCTCATCTACATCGACGATGTAGCAGAGATTCTAGTCCGGGCCATGACGATGGATCACGGCCTCCATGACTTCCTGTTTGAAGCAGGAACGGGCGAGAGCATCACCGCGATTCAGTTGGCGGTACTCATCAAGAAAGCCTGCGAGTCAAAATCTGAAATCCGTTACCTTCCCAGTCGGGCTGGGGAACCACCGCATTCGCTGACAAAGGCCGATCCGTCAACATTGGCTCCGCTCAACTGGAAACAGTCGGACTTCACGCCGCTGGAGGAGGGAATCCAAAAGACGGTTGAGTGGTATCGAAAGAACCCGTTTTACGTGGAACCATTGCAAAATGTTGACAGGTATGCTAACATTCCAAAGTAGGAAGCTGAATTGCTTCCGTTCCTTCCTGGGAGCCAAATTCTCCTACGGGAAGGGCAAGGGGGCTGAAAAGCCCTGATCGGTTCGCCTGAGCCGAATTGCTCTGACCGAACCTCAAGCAAACAACAAATTGCGTGACTAAGTTTTTGCGCGAGGTGTAACTTGGCTTATCAACCGGCAGCCGTAACCACAACTGCTGCTGGCATTAACCACATGCCAGCGGCGCACTACAAAAAGCGCGGCCTGGACAAACTCAAAAAGAAGTTCCGGTTC